TATCATTACCTTGAGAAATAGTGACACCAGAACTTGATGCTTTCTCAACTTTTCTACGAATATCATATAATTGATTTGCGTTTTGAGTAAATCCAGCAATGTTTGATACTGTTATTTGATTCAATCCTGTATTAACACTCGCAACAGTACCACTTCCAGCGATAACTTGTTCATTTCTTTTTAAAATATCAAATCTATCACCGACTTTAAGAGATGATTTATCAATTGGAGTTTTTAAAGTGAAAGTTGAACTACCAAAGGGTATATCAACTTCAAATCTTGAACTTGTATTATAAATCCAAGAATTAGCAAATATTTGTTTATAATTTTTATTATCATTTTCAATTTTTTCACCAATATTTTTTACAAAGAAATTTTCACCTTCATTAATTAAAGTTATGTCAGTTATTGGAACTAGTTCAGATAATACACCAGTAATTCTTAAATCTACTCTCTTTGATAAATCTCCATTTTCATATCCAAAAATTGTTTCATTATCTCTAATATTATCTGCAGGGTTTATATCAACTCCTACTCCACTACATCCAAAAAATTGATTTATAGATTTTGAAGTATAATTTATAGCAGAATTTGCACCACTAATTACAGTTCCAGTAGTACCAAACCCTACAGTTGAATCTACATCGATAATTGAAGAACCAGCTGATACTGTACTNAGAACTTTTGTATTACCTGGCACTGTAAATACACCTTCAATTAAGTCACGNTCACTAAATCCAACAAATAATGCAATTTTATAATAATCTCTACCCTCTCTTTTAAGTATTTCAACTTCTGATACTGATGCATTTGTAGATGTATCAGTTGATTTAAANATTGTTTGACCNGTTAAGTTTTGAGGTTCACCAGTTCCAATNACATCAGCTACTACAACTTCACGACGTATNAATTCAGCATCNGATGGTTTTATTAAATTTCCTTCTAAATCAAGNACCCTTGCTTCTACACCATATAATACTTTAAATAATATTTTTATAGATTCTTCAATNCCTTTTGATTGATAAAATGAACGAGCAAACTTGAAAAAATTACCAGCATCTAAATTTTCTGCAAATTCATTATTCTCTAAACCTGGTAAAAAGGTTTTCTTTAATTTTTTGAAAAACTCCTGAATGAATAATACAGATAAATTAGTTAAAGTTGAACCAGATGTATGAGATGTTGCTGTTGTTTGATCAAATTTTAGACTTTCACGATTTATTTCAAGTAAGGANGAAGANACACCAACATTATAACCTGTTANACCACTAAATCCACGAATACATCCAGTGAAGGTTGTAGATGTAATACCAGTNTAAGAAATAATTTCATCATCTATCTTAAGTAGTCCATACTCAGATGGAAAACCTTTTGTGCTAGGNACAGTTATAGTNGTATCCGTAGTTGATATTCCAGCAGATGTAGTTGTAACACCTACAACAACTTCGGGAACTAAGTTATCTGATTTTAAATATTGATCAAAATTAGTAATTAAATCAGTAGGACCACCTTGAAACTCTTGAGAAATATAATATTGTTTTAAAAACTCAGTAGCATTAGGAAAATCAGATACCACAAAATCAGGTAATTGATTCTCAATAANAGTATTGACTTGTATTCTTTTGTCAATATTTGACATAAATTATTTCCTCTCTAAATCTCCATTAGAGTAACTTGATGTGTAGTAATCTCTGGTAAATACAACTCCTGAAATATCTTCACCTGAAGCAATTACATCCTTAACAGTATTTATTGTACTCTTTGATACATCAAAACTAAGATATAAATCTTTTAATCCTACAACATCATTAGATTCAGGAAACGCTTGAATTTCAATTATATTATTATCACTTACTGTAGATGTAATATTAATTGTATTTAAAATTACCTCCCCTTTTTTATAATCAACAACTCCAGCATCTTTNATAAGAACTCTTTGTTCTCCTTTATTATTTTTTGAAACCACACTAAGCACTCCCATATTACTNCCATCTAACCCACCACTAGCATTTTTNTTTGGAACATCAGTAATATACGCAATATCGTTAAAACCATTAATTGTAAATCCAGTGCTTTTTATNTTATATCCAGCAGGATTAATATTAAATTTATTACCATAACANAATTCATATTGTGCAAATTGNTTTAAAAGTGCNTTTAAATCTCTTCTAACAATTACTTTTGTAATATTAGAAGTAATTCCATTATCTACACGATCAATCAAAGAGTTAATTTTACTATATTTGAATCTACCACCAAATTTGTTAATCTCTACATTAGAAGAATATTCATTTAAAGAATTAATAATTTCAGTTCTTAAATCTGTTGCTGATGCAATTTGTGACGAATTATAGTACACAGTTGTATCAATCTCTACATATAGTATTTTTAAGTCTACTATTTCGGAATTAATACCAGCAATAGCGTAACTCTTCAATTTATTTTTAATTTGAGACTTATCAAAATCGGATACAAATGTTCCGTTTTTTGGTTTAATACTAATTTGAACTTTACCAAATTGTGGTGGATCTAATTCTTCTCCACCTACAACAGAAACAGATTCAGTTTGAGGAAAAATTGTACCAATTATAGCTTCATAATCTCTTGGTGTAACTGCTCTATATTGTGCTGAATAAAGTCTTGGAGCAAAATACTTAATAGAGGACACATCTTCAACTTCAGCACCATTAGAAGCGTTTGAAACGGTAGTTACTGTAACACTATCAGAAGGTGTAAATATTGTTCCATCACTTTTTGTAAATGTTCCTTGAAAACTAAAATTAGATGCACCATTTCCAGTTTCACCATCAGTTACAATATATCTGACTGTTATGACAGAGTTATTTTCTAACTTACGACCAAATAAACCATCACCAAATAATACTTCATATTTTTCGTCCTGAACTTCTTGTGCTAAAAATATTTCAGAATTTTTATCAATATTTAAAATATTATCAACCATACTATATTTTCTTCCAATAGTAACATCAGCAGGACCTGATACAAATGCTCTGATTGTGGAACTATCAATATTTGGACTATCAATAATAAACCTTTGATCTGTTGAGGTATCTACACGATAAACTCTTTGAAGAAGTGTTCCCTCGTGAACTATAATTGGATCATCAAACTGAGCGAATGATGTACCACCAATATCTCTAATTCTTGTTGAGGTTAAATTATCTGGTATTGAAAAACGATAAGTTGTATTATCTGCACTACCAACACAGACTAGACCTGAACGTAAGGTAAGGAACTTTGTAGTGCTATCATTTGTCGTTCCGACGTTTATATCACTTATACGAATTGATGCTGTTGCAGCGGTTTTTGAACGGGGTACATAACCAATATTTCTTGCAAGTGATATTACATTTTCTCTAATAGTTGCAGAGTCTAAAAAAGATTCATTTGCAACTAGGTTAGCATTAAATGAATTGATATATGTATTATAAGCTAAAGTATCAAGTAAAACTGAAAAGTTAGAACCTTCAAAATCAAAATCAGTAAAATTTGAATTTGAACGAAGGAAATCTTTTATTTGTGCTTTGATTTCTGCAAAGTCTAAACTTGTAAACTGTGTAAAGGGCATATTATCTCGTTGGTTCTAAAATAAAAGAAAATGATTGTGTTGGTAAGTCTAATCCATTTATGTCAAAAAATACAGTAATATCTAAATTGTTATCATCTGGTCTAGCTCTCACAGTAGCACCAACATTACTGACTCTAGGTTCAAAATTACCCAAAGTTTCACGAATTTGATCTTCGATCATCATTACTTCAGCACGATCATAGTTACCAAATAGGGTATCACGAATATCTGTTCCTAAAATTGAGTTAAAAAACCTTTCCGTGGGTATGGTTTCAACTAAATTTCTCACTGATCTTATGATTGCTCGCTCATTCACAAGCACAGGAAGGTCTTTCGTCACTGGATGAGGTGAGAAAGACAAACTTATATCCTTAAATGCTCTTGATTTGCGTTGAATCGCCATTATTAATGCTTTTAGTTTTATTTATACCCTATCTTGCATAATCATTCATAACGTAATCATCAGTATCGAAGTAATTGAGTATCCACCATGCTACATTACGTGGATTTTTGCTTCCACAAGTAAAAATATCGATTGCTACACACCCTTTTTCTGGCCAAGTATGGCAAGAAAGGTGACTCTCTGCTAAAGAGATGAGAGTCGTTACACCATAGGGTTCAAATTGATGAGTAAAAGTGTTAAGAACAGTCAATTCTTCGGTTTCAACTGCTCTTACCATCGTTTCTTCTATTTTTTTGGGGTCATTTAACTTATCAAAGGATACATTATACACTTCGAGAAGTAAATGTTGCCCCATATGGGCATTTTTTACGTTTTTCATCCTAATTCGGGTTCAACATTGATATTTACGTTACCTGTTATTGGATCAAATGGTTTTCTTTCCTCTTTTTCACGTTCTTTTGCTGTTTTCCAAAAATAATTGTCTTCTGAACCTAGACCATCACGGTCATGTCCATTCTCAACCTGATAATAAGATGTTGAAACCTTAAAATCGGGCACTTTAGGTGTTTCTGGAGTAATACTGTTGTCATATATTCTCATTCTGTTGTTTGGATAGAGACAATATTGCCCATTA